TAAACAAATTAATTATAGGAGTATAAAATGGCAGTACATCATGGTAAAGAAGGTGAAGTAGTTGTAGGTGGTTCAGCAGTTGGCGAACTTACATCTTTCACATTAGAAACTACTGGGGATGTTGTTGAAAGCACACAAATGTCAGATGGGGCAAAATCCTTTATTGCTGGCAGAACATCTTTTTCTGGAAGTTTAGAAATGCACTTTGACGAAGCTGATAGTGTTCAAACACAATTAACTTCAGGTGCAAGTATAACTTTTAAATTATTACCAGAGGGAAGTTCAACAGGCGATAGAAAATTTGAGGGTGCAGGTATTGTGACAGGAATGTCAGTAACTCAACCTTTAGATGGGATTGTTTCTAGAAGTGTAACTTTTCAAGGAACAGGTGCTTTAACAATCGGAACTGAATAGTAATTTATGTCAGTTATTGACAGGGCAAAAACACATTTTGAAAATATTGGTATTCAATCAGTTGAAGTACCAGAATGGAAAGATGATGATGGTAAGCCTACTATAATTTATTGGCAACCAATAAATCTATTTGAGAAAAATAAATTATTTAAGAAGTCAGATAATATGAATGATGTTAGCATTCTTGCTGATATTGTTGTTATGAAAAGCTTAGACAAAGATGGTAAAAAGCTTTTTAAATTAGACGATAAAATGGATTTAATGACAAAGGTTGACTCCGATGTATTATCACGCATAGCGACTAGAATGGTTCAAGTTATTAGTCCTGATGAAGTAAAAAAAAACTAAAATCTGATCCTCAATTAAAAAATTTACTTATTGTTGCTGATAGGTTAAAAATATCATTATCTTCTATTTTAAAAATGGAAGAGTGGGAGTATAATTATTGGCTTGGTTTTTTAAGTTTAGAAAACGAAGAACAAAAAGAAGCAATGAATAGAAAAAGATAATGGCACAAAATTTAGTATTAAATATATTAGCAAGAGATAAAACTAGAGCCGCATTCAATGGAATAAGAGCAGGTCTTTCAAATTTAAGAGCATCAATTTTTTCAGTACAATCAGCACTACTTGGTATTGGTGGTGGTCTTGTTGTTAAATCATTTATTAATGTTGGAAGAGAAGTAGAAGAACTTGGTATTAGATTTAACTTTTTATTTGGAAATGTCAAAGAGGGTGCAAAAGCTTTTGATGGGTTAATAGATTTTGCGGCACGAGTACCTTTTTCTTTGGAAGAAATAGCATCAGCATCAGGAAATTTGGCAGTTGTGGCTAAAGATGCAGATGAACTACAAAAAGTTTTAAAAATTACTGGTAATGTTGCGGCAGTTACAGGACTAGATTTTAGAACAACAGCAGAACAAATTCAAAGATCATTTTCATCTGGTATTGGTGCGGCAGATTTATTTAGAGAAAGAGGTGTAAGAGCATTATTAGGTTTTGAAGCTGGTATGCAAGTAACCACAGAACAAACAATAAAAAGATTTGAAGAATTGTTTGGGGAAAATGGAAGATTTTCAAAAGCAACAGAGGTGTTAGCAACAACATTCACAGGAACACTTTCAATGCTTGGGGATAAATTATTTAAATTTAAACTACAAACAAATGAGGCTGGTTTTTTTGATTTTGTTAAAAATTCACTTGTTGTTATTAATAGAATGATTGAAGAAAATTCTGCAACATTAGAAAAATTTGCAAGTGCTGTTGGACAAAGTTTAGTAGGATTTATAAAGCAATTTATTTTAGGTGTTGCTGGTCTTATGGATATATTACAACCTGTATTTAGTGTTCTTGTAAATGGTATTGGTGGCTTAATAGAAATTATAAAAGCATTACCACCAGCTATAAGAGAAATGGGAATATTAGGTTTTTTAATGTTAGGTCGTGCTGGAAAAATAGCAGTTATTGGTATCATAGCATTAATAAAAAAAATGGGTTTAGACCTTGATGAATTAACTAATAAAGTTTTTGGAAAAACTGACAAAGAATCATTTGGTAGAAGTTTTGAACTAGCTAATGAATTTATAAAAAAAGTAGATGAAAATATTATCGCTTCAAGAGAGTCAATGAGAGAATTGATGGAAGCGGCAACAAATTTTAAAGAAGAAGTAAAAGAAACAGGTTTAAGTTTAGGAAAAATTAAAGACAATATATTAGAAGCATTTAAAAAAGATTTTGAATCTATAAATGAATCAATATCAAAAATGGCACAAAGCGGTATCAAAGCATTTTCAAGAGGATTAGCTGAAGCTTTAGTTATGGGTAAAGAATTAAATATGACTTTTAAAGAAATAGCAAAAAGATTATTAGTAGATATATTAGCTTTTACAATTCAATTAGTAATTCAAGAAACAATTAGAGCCGCACTTAAAAAAGATGAAGTAGTAGCAGAAAATGAAATCACAGAAGAAAAGAAAAAACAATTAAAAATACAAATGGCTATGATGGCAATGTCAGGCAACCCAATGGCACTTTTTGGATTTGCTGGATTTTCTCAAGGTGGAGCAGTAAGAAAAGGTAATCCTGTAATAGTTGGGGAAAGAGGTCCAGAACTTTTTGTTCCAAACACAACAGGACAAATAACTCAAAATGCTAGAGGAACAAATATGGGTGGAGTAAATGTTAATTTTACAATTAATGCAATTGATACACAAGGTTTTGATGATGCTCTTCAACAAAATAGAGGAACAATAACATCAATTATAAATAATGCTTTGACTGAAAAAGGTAGAGGAGAAATAATTTAATGGCAGGTGCTTTTCCAATATCTACTGCAAAGTTTTCAACATTAGGTTTACAAAGTAATCAAAGCACATTGCTTTCAAAATCAATATCAGGAAAAAAACTTACAAGACAAATACAAGATCAAAGATTTGGTTTTACAGCACAAATTATTACTGCAAAGAGAAATGATGTTTATGGCGAACTAATAGCTTTTATTATGAAACAAAGATCATCAAAAGAAAATTTTACAATTATTCCACCAGAAATATCATCTACAAGAGGAACTGAAACAGGAACAGTATTAGTAAACTCTCTATCTCCTGCTGGGGATAATACAATCGCACTTGATGGTTTTGCTGGCGATGGTGCTGGAAGATTTAAAGCTGGTGATCTTATAAAATTTGCATCGCATACAAAAGTTTATATGATAGTTGAAGATGTAACAAGTTCTAGCAATGCGGCAACCATTACAATAGAACCACCATTAGTAGCAGATATAGTTGATGACTCAACAATTGTTTATAACAATGTGCCTTTTACAGTTCATCTTACAAATGATTTACAAGAATTTGGAACAGTTGGTGCAGATAATTTGGGAAACTTATTATATCAATTTGAATTAGATGTAGAAGAAACTTTATAATGGCAAAATACCTAATTAGACATTGGGTAAATGTAGATGTAATCGCTGAAAAAGTGGTTGATGAAACTGAAATTAAAGATTTTAATACAAATGATCTAGGCAGAAATAAAAAACCCGATGGAACATTTAGTTTTGTTGTGGTAAAAGATTCAGAAAAAATAAATAGAACAACATACGAGGTTTATGACGAGAAGCTTGTCCACCGCAGTGAAAAACCATTTGGCAACAAATGATATAAAACCAGTTCATTTAATTACATTAGGTTTTTCTACACCACAAAATATTACAGATTGCACTTTTGATTTAACTTCAAATGTATCTGGTTCAAGTGTAACTTATACATCTACTGCATTTTTAATGAATGTACCATCTTTTACAGAAGAAACTGATATTACTAAAACTTCATTATCGTTAACATTATCAGGTGCAGATCAAACATTTATATCATTAGCTTTAAATGAAAATTTAGTAAATGATAGTGTAGAAATTTATAGGGCATTTTTAGATGATAGTAATGCAATAATTAATACACCTTTTTTATTATATAAAGGATATGTTGATACATTCGCTATATCAGAAAATAAAACAGAAAGTAATTTAAACTTAAATATAGTTTCACATTGGGCAGATTTTGAAAAAATATCTGGTAGAAAAACTAACAATAATTCACAACAAAAATTTTTTAGCACAGATGTAGGTTTTGATTTTGCTAGTCAAACAGTTTTAGATATAAAATGGGGTAGAGC